TACTTTAAATGAAAGAGCCGTGTTACTGTAATATATCAGCCTCTTTTCAGAGGCTTTTTTTCTGTCGGAATTATTGCGGAAAAGTATAGAAACAGGGAAAAAAGTATCCGATTTTAAGGACTTGATATTTTATTGATATTCATGTGATTGATTATTAGAAAAGTACGATTTTTACGAAAAGGAATAAATACAATGAATGTAAGTTAATCCCAAACCGCTGAGGGTGGGTGGATGTAATGCAAAATCTCAAAAAGGGGGTAATATGATTTCGTGTTGATAATAAGGAGTTTGATGCTTTTAGTGTAATCTATTGAAAATTGTTTGTTCCGGGATAGAATTATTGAATAAAGTGTTCGATTTGAAATCGTCCTTTCTGATGGGGTGGTAACCGTGTTACCTTGCTGTAAAATATAAGAATTGAAATGAGTTTACAGCAGTTGCAAAAACTTCCACTTGCCGTGGTGCAACGTTTTCTTGATATTCGTGATGCAAAAGCGGTGGGGATAGGTCCGGCTTTGGCCGAGTATATTTTGCAGGTAAATTTTGCCTCGAACTTGCATAAAAAATATGCTTCGATCACGGAATGTGCCAAGAAACTACAGCAAGAATATAAAGAACTTTCGATACATACCTGTCGACAGAGGATTTACGATGCGATTAACTATTTTAATTGTGATTGTAACGTGACCTCGGAGGCGTGGAATAATTATTTCGCGGATCAGATGATGTCGCTGCGAGATGTGAATTTGGTTGCCCATAATTTCAAAGAGGCTCGTTTGTGTATGCAGGAGGCTCGTAAGTATCGGATAGAAGCATCGAGCAATATTATTGATCCTCGCTTAAAAGAGTTTAAACAACAACTTGTTTCCCCGGACCTCGAAATTGAGCGTATGGGAGTGAAGAAACAGGGCTTGTTGAAGGCTTATGAAAAAGCGAAAGAGATTATAAATTCTCGGGATATTCCGGAGCATGAGAAAAAGCGGTTGATAGAGGAAGTTGAACGAGAACTAAACGTTCAAGACATTGAATATGAAGAAGAGCAAAGTTGAATCCGATATTTTTAACCAAAACTACCTTTCGGTGGTTCAAATCTTGATGAAACTTGCGGATCCCACTTTCTTGTTCGGGGAAGTAGGACGTGGATCCGGCAAGACCACGCATATGCTTTCCCCACGGGTCGATCGGGTTCAAAATGATATGCCGGGAGCGGTTCTTGTGCTTGGAGCATCAACTTACAAGTCTATTTTTGATAATATTCTTGCCGGGTTGATCGGCTATTTTCAAGAGAATTATATCCGGGGTATCTATTACGAGGTCGGGAAAGAACCTCCCCGGCACTTTAAACCATGTACTACCTTTATTGACGACTGGCGGCATACGGTGAGTTTTCATACCGGAACGGTGATCCAGTTCGTGAGTTGCGATCGGCCGGAAAGTATGCTCGGGAAAAATGCGGCACACCTTTTCATTGACGAGATGCTCCGGATCCCGGAGGATAAATTCACCGAGCGCATTATTCCGGCGCTGCGAGCTGATCGGTCAAAATTTGGACACTCGCATTATTTTATGGGGATCACGGGTTTTTCTTCTACCCCGAACTTCGAAACGGATGAAGATTGGTGGACGAAGTATGAAAAAGACGTGGACTGGGATTTGATTGCTTGTATTCAAGAAATGGCATACGAGTTGGATATCCGTTTGGCCGAACTTGAGATTGCCAAGAAAGAATTTAACGAAGATGCAATAAAACAGCTCACGAGATTTGTAGAAAGGTGGGGTTCTCGAATTAATTCTTTTCGGAAGGGAGAAACCTATTATCTTCGAGCATCTTCCTTTTCTAACCTTAAAATTCTGGGTATAGATTATATTATCAATCAGGTGAAGTCAATCAAAGACGAGGACAAACTTAATACATCTATATTCTCCGTGCGGAAGCAGAAGGTGAAGGATATGTTTTTCGGGAAGTTTGGTAAGGAACATGTTTTTGATGACAGTTACGTGTATAATCTCATTGATACTTTTTCGGCGGATATGCAGCTTGAGGAATCGAGTCGTAATTTAAAATATTGCAATTCCAATATGCCTTTGTATGCGGGCTTTGATCCGGGACCGTTTATGTCGATTGTTTTTGGACAGAGACAGCATGGACGACCTTCTACCTTCCGGGCGATAAAGAACTTTTGGGTGATCCATCCGGAGCAACACGAGGAACTGGCAGAGAAGATCGATACGTTTTTCAAGTATCATCGGCGAAAGGAAATATTTTTGCACTATGACCGGGCGGCGAATCAGAATGATCCCCATTATCGGAAGTATTATCCTCTAGCGACGGATTTGAACGATACGGATGCAATTCTTCTGCAGAAAGCTCTTGTTAAACGGGGATGGAGCGTAAAGCTAATGTCGCTGAATCAATCAACCATATATCATCACCAACATTATCGCCTTTTGAATATCCTATTCAGTAAGCCGGATGGGCGCAGAGATAATATTTTAATTGATAGAAACGAGTGTGATGCTTTGATAAGTAGTATAAATCATTCCCCGATCAAACGAACTGATGGACGAGTTCAGTTAGATAAATCTTCAGAGAAGGAATTAGAGTATAAGGATCAGGCGTATTATTCAACTCAAATTGCAACGGCTTTTCTCTATTTGTTATGGGGAGAATATAAACACTTGCTTCCTGAAGATTCCGGAGGAAATATGGGGTATTCTGGTACTTATTCGGGTAGTTGATACCGAAAGATTAATGATTGATTATTCGAAAAACAACTTGGTGGAGTATGCTTCCCTTGAGGGGCTTAAAGAATTTAATAGTGATGAGATTGTAACGTATTATAAAAATAGAACTAATAAATTGAGATAATGGAAAAGGAATATAGACTAAAGGATGGAGGCTTAATCAAAGCCTCTTCTCCACAAGAATTTGTAACAAGGTTACGGGAGGGAAATAAGTTTGATAGTCATTTGACGGATGATGAGTATATGAAAGCCTTTGCAGAGAGGTTTAAAATTCAGACGGGAAAAGTTATCCCGGTAGATACGCCAGAGTGTTTTTTGAAAGAATTAACGGATTTAAGTTATGTGTTTGTTGCCTAAATAGGGCTTGTTATTAAATTAGGAGAAGAGGCTGTAATAGCCTCTTTTTTTTGTTTTAATAAAACATTTGTTTAATCGCATCAAACAAATTATCTTTGAGCATAATTGAAGAGTTTCGTATGACAGACAAAATAGGCATTTTTTCTTTTTTTTCAGGAGCCGGTTTCCTGGATTTGGGTTTTGAGTTGGCAGGAGGGTACAAGGTCTTGTTTGTAAATGAGTTTCATAAACCATTTATGGATACGTATAAATATTCTCGTGAGAAAATGGGAATAGAAATTCCAGAATTTGGATATCATCTTGGTGATGTTGCTAAGTATTTAGAAGCCGATCAAGTTAAGGAGTTGAAAACGGAATTGAAGAATGCCAAGGAAAAATGTAAACTTGTGGGTTTTATTGGTGGTCCTCCCTGTCCAGATTTTTCTGTTGGAGGAAAGAATAAAGGTCGGGAAGGTGATAATGGTAAATTGACGAAGACTTATATTGATCTGATTTCTAAAATAAAGCCTGATTTCTTTCTTTTTGAGAATGTTAAAGGATTGTATTCAACGGTAAAGCATCGGGTCTTTTTTGAAGAAATGAAAGAAAAATTGCGTCGAAGTGGTTACTGTATAACGGAAAGATTGATTAATGCATTGGAATATGGGGCTCCACAGAATCGAGAACGTATTATTTTGATTGGTTTTAGAACAAGTGTTTTAAAGAACTATAAAGTTAAGGTTAAGAGTAATGATGTGCTTCCCGGGTTTAATTGGGAAGAGCATTTGTTATACAGTATGGAGCAGATACAAGAGTTTCCATGGCCTACAGAAAACACGTTTGAAAATAATGGTGTAAGGGAATGCCCTCAAGGAGTTCCACGAGATTTGACTGTTGAATATTGGTTCCAAAAGAATAATGTGATTAGTCATCCTAATGCTATGAATTATTTTCAGCCTCGTGCTGGTTTAGCAAGATTTCAGACCGTGGCAGAAGGTGATGATTCTAAAAAATCATATAAACGTCCGCATAGGTGGAGATATTCCCCAACAGCTGCTTATGGGAATAATGAAGTTCATTTGCATCCATATAAGGAACGGCGCTTGTCCGTGGCAGAGGCATTGGCTATTCAGTCTTTACCGGTGGAATATGAGGTCCCAAGCGAACTTACTCTTTCCGATATGTTTAAAACAGTGGGAAATGGAGTTCCTTTTTTAGCAGCCAAGGGATTGGCTAATACAATTCATGATTATGTCATTTATTTAGAAAATAATAAGGAACATGAGGAAACTAACAGCAAGTAATATTGTATATGCGATTAGTCAATTAGATCGTGATGTATGTTATAATTATGTGAGTCCGAGAACTAAAGGGATAATAAAAATTGAAAGTGTTCAGTTACCGGAAGGTCCTATACGTATAAAACGCTGGATTCCAAGTAAAGAAGAAACGGAGGCATCTGCTAAAGTTGAACCAATTTCCTCAGAATTGATTTGGCGTGTAGCGAATGCTTTTATTCCGGAACATCCGATTAATATAGATAGAGTCTTGGGAGCTAGTTATAATACAAGAAGTGTTTTAGAGGCATTGCTTGCACATACTCCAGAGTTTTATTTTTGTTACCCGGGACGCATAGAGAATATTGGACCTGTTTCTTCGGTAAAGTCAGGACATAAACATTTGATATGGAAGCCTGATGCTCCGCACGAGATTGGACAAATTCAACGTGCGGAAACAAGTATAGTTATTTCAGAGATTCCTACGCTTGAAGCAACGTATGATGCATTAATTCTTCCTCATGAGATTCAAGATGTACATTTGGATATAAATATTCAACGGCGTCATGCACAAATTCAAATTGCGTTATATTTTATTGGTCGTCAGTTGAATTTTAGAACGTGGATCGCTCAGAATGATAAAGGAATTGTTTATAATAATAAACGGATAGGAGAATATGAAGGTATAGTACACTCTTTGAAGGATGAAAATCTATTGAAATCTTTTGATGATGCTGTACAGGCTGCTTTGATGATTGATTGTATTTGGTTTAAGAATGGAAAGCTCATGCCAGCTGTTATGGAGGTGGAACATACAACAGGTGTGACAAGTGGACTTTCCCGTATGAAAAATTTTAAAGATCGTTTTCCGCCTTTTCCAACCCGATATGTTGTTGTCGCTCCTGATGAAGATAGAGAAAAGGTTGTACAGGAAGCGAATAAACCTCAATTTAGAGATCTAGATACTCGTTATTTCCCGTATTCAGCAGTTGAAGAATTATATGTTTTGTGTCAAAGAAGGAGGTTGAGAGGAATAACGGAAGAATTTTTAGATTGTTATATGGAACCTGTGTTACAAGTGGGATGATGAAATTGAATAGAAATTTTAACCGATTGGAAACCGATCTTGAAAATATTTACTTGAATAAATATGGTACAAACGCTAATACAGGGTATCAATATACAGGATTAGTTAAGTGTAGGCTTGTACATTCTCAAGATTCAGTGATTATGCCTGATTTGATTTTTATCAAAACAAAAGATAATAATTTTATTTGGTTTCAACCTTTTACTTTTTTTATTAATCTACTTGTAGAAGAGGAAGATATTATTAGAACAGGAGTTTGTGTAGACATTTCAGCCGGTAATACCTTAAAGATTGTATTTACAAATAAAGATTGGATTCGAAACTTTGATGATGATTCATCTTTGTTTAATTGCCAAATATATGGCCCTCAAGATATAGAAATGTATTCAACAGGGACTGGTTATTTTGAAAATTGGGTGCCTTATATTTTTTTATATCACCATACAACAAAAACGACAATTCAAAAAATTCATAAGAGTCAATGTTTAAAAGGTTCAAAGTGGAATATACAAGGAACAAGAGAGATTAAAAATATCAATTATTTTTATTTAACGAGTTTACCTGCAATTCAACGAAACGGTGACTTACTGGCAATAGCAATGGCTTCTGATGGAAAAATTAATCTCATTCTTGACCAAGCTCCAGAGAGAATGAATTATGATGATTTTCCTGATGAAATTTTGACGTTAGAAGTTTATCGTGAAAATACCTATAATAGAAACTCTACTTTAAAGTTTGTTGTTAATGCAACAATTTTATCTCCAAGGCATCTTTGGAAACATCGGCCCGTTGCTTCTTGTGTGTTTTATGAGGTGTGTATGGCATTTATTTTTCGGATAGGAGTTATACCAGATAAAACATTGAGTTTTGGGAATGGTAATGTTATTGATATTCAGGATAATATTCAAATGATTGATTATCACATAATCGGAGAGGGGACTACGAAAGAGGGATTAAAGGCTCCAATAGATGAAGAAATTAAGGATTTTGTTTTTAAGATACAACCTCTTGAAAAGTTAACTAATATATTGGAATTTTGGTTTGCCCACTCAAATACTGATTTGTACTCAACGATTCCGATGACTCCACAAAAATTTGTATGAACATAGTTTTGAATTGTTGCTAATTATGAGAAGAAAAGTATTATTTCTATTTTGTGCAGTTTTTCTGTTTGTCGGATGTATTCCAATGAAAAGAATAACTCAGGTAGTAACTTTGGATTTAACAAAGTATACGGAGGTGGGATTTTTTATTACTGAAGCAAATTCTATAAGTCGAGATTATGACCCGGTTGGTCTGATTTCTGTTTATATTGATTCTGGACATGAAGTAGAAGTTATTACAGAAGAATCAAAGGATCCTATATATAAAATTGATGTTAAGGAAAAGAAAGGTCAATTTATTAATGCTTCTTTGGAGGAAGCGGTAAATATGCTATATCAAGAAGCGATAGATAAAGGTGCCAATGGAATTATTAATTTGAAATATAAATATATTTCAACAGTAGCAGGATGGGATGTTACTGGAATGGCTATAAAATTAAAAGAAAATTAATATGAATTGGTGCGAACATTGTTTGAATTTGTTATCTACATTGATTGGCGCAGGTGTTGGTGTTTGGGGTGCTTTTCAAATATATCGATGTCAAGTAAAAAATGATATCCAAAAAGCAAAAGATCAAAAGATCTCTAATGAACAAGATTTTTTAGATTATTACTCCTTATTATTAACCGATTTCAAAGAAACTGTAGTTAACGAGTTGGAAAATATACAGGACTTTGTAGATAAACAAAAGCAAGAATTATCTGAGGTAAAAAGTATATATTCAACTCCCAAGGAGAGTTTTATACGACTGAAAACGATAGATCATAGCCAATTATTTAATGCTTGGTCTGATTTAATTACAGATAAAGATAAAATTTTAAAATATAGACGTCTACAAACGATGATTGATTTCATTCGAGAGAAATTTGATGAAATAGATGGAATTTATGAACGAACTGGTAGTATCGTTATGAATTACTTGAATCATCTTAATACTAACATGTTAATGTTCGATTTGCGTTTAGATAACTTTTTGATTGAGTATAAAAAAAGCAATAATATTGCTGGAAATATAAACTACATAGAGGTAACTCAATTATTTGAAAAGCATTTAAAACAAAGGCAAAATATCATTCAAAAAGAAACTAGAGAAAATCATCAAACTTATACCGAAATTAAACAAGAGTTTTTAGAACCTCTGAGAAAAAGTTTTGCAGCTTGGATTGAAATACCTTCACCTTTGATTGAACTACTTGCTAGTATTATGAACGATCTACAACAAATAGAACTTCAAATAAAAGATATGTTACGTATTATGATAATATCACAAAAAGAAATAGAGAAGTATCTTCCTGACATTGAAGAATATTTTAAGTTAACAAAGGCATACAAGCTATCTAAGACTCAAAATGAATCGTGATCAATTTTTTTAAACGGAGGTATAAAACTCCGCACGGCTCTTTCATTTAAAGTAGA